AGTATAAAAAATAGAAATTAAATGGATCGATCCTCTTATTTTATTAAGGGTAGAGCTATGTTTGGAAGCTTTCCAACACAAGAAGCAGTAGAAGAGCTCGAAAAAGAAGGTGTAAGGTTTTTTATAAATCTGACGCACGATGATGAGAACAAAATCACCCCTTACGTAACACAATACACGCAAATATGCTTTCCTATCATTGACAGACAGGTACCTAAGGACTGGCAAGAATTCGCTCGGTTTATACTCAAAATTTCTGATATCATTTCCTCTCTAAAACCGAATCAGCTTGTTTACCTACACTGTAAGGGCGGACATGGAAGATCTGGCGTTGTAGTTGCGTGTTTGTTTTGTCATATGTTTGGAATGAGTCCAGAACATGCGCTAGAGCAGACTACAAAGTCTCATAGCAAGCGTAGCGTTATGAGAGATAAATGGCGTAAGCTTGGATCGCCGCAAACGTATTATCAAAAAAATTTTGTCCATAAATTTTTCGAGCCTTTAATATTCTACAGAGCTTACAAGAGTGGTCCTACAGCGGGGTTTTCTAATTTTACTAATCATCCAGTAAAGATAGAAGGTCTAGGTTCTTTTCCAAACTCCGAATCAGCGATTCAAGCATATAAAAATCCAACAGACAAAGAATACGTAGAAAGACAAGAAAATTCGCGTAGTCCAATTGCCGCCAAATCATTAGGTCGCAAAACCGAGTTAAGAAAAGACTGGTCGTATGTGTGTGATAAATTGATGTACAATGTAGTCGAATCTAAATTTAAACAAAATCCAGAGTTAAAGGAAAATTTGGTTAGAACTGGTCTACGACCAATCATTCAACACAACAGAGGTGATTATTTTTGGGGTGATGGCGGAGATGGTACTGGTCGTAACAAGTTAGGTAAAATACTTACCAATCTTAGAGAATCTTTTTATCGAGAAGATTGATGATAGGTGTTATTATTTTTACACTTTTTAGCTATAATAAAAAAAAATTATTATAGCTACTTAAAATTATATTTACGACTAATAAATGTCCAACGCAAGGTACATAGAAATAGATTCTACATATCGTAACAGAAAAGAATGGCCTAACCCAGCCGAATTTGAAGTTCTTATTTCACAATCTGGTAGAAAAGATAGGTTTCAAGCACGGGATCCAGTAAGCTTAGCATCACCTTTAACTTTTTCATGGGTTGGTAATTCATTTATTGCAACTGGTGGACCAATAATTATATCAACAGCGCAATTTACTTCAGGTATTCTAACATCAGGAGACTATAGAACAACTTTAATACTTACTTCATCTAACCCTTCTTCTAACCCTTTTCAAACTATTGAAAATTATTATGTAGGTGCCATAGCTGTCAATACTACAACAAATATGGCAAGTCGTATTATTTCTTATACGTGGCTTCAAGAAACTCCAACAACTATTAAAGCAGAAATTAAAATCGAAAGTTCTATTATTACAGATCCATCACAAACAAATATAATAATGATCACTGATCCAAGTGATATCAGTGATCCTGAGAATTCTTTCATCTTTATTCCAAACGGTCGATCTGGTTTTAATGCATACCCAAATTATATTTTGTGGAACGAAACTCGGCAAAATTATTCACCTATCTTATCTTACGATACAAACACTAAATTAGTAAAAGTAAACACAGATGGATTGTCGTGGTCTCTATCTGATACATTTTCTATTAGAAAAGAAGCTCCGTTATTTGGTCAACTGAACAATCAAATAAATGAAGATTCTTCAACAATCTTTTCTTTACCATCTAATTTTTCGTTAGATTATGATGCATATAAAAATTTTTATATCAAAGTTGGAAATGAAATAGGGTTAATTACTCAATATGTTACATTAAGTGGCAAAGCGGTTGGTGGAGACTGGACTCATATTATACTTCCAAGTAATGCTTCTAATATCAATGGTTTTTATAACAATATGTATATCGAAATAAAAGGAACAATAAATGATGTTAGAAAAATCATATCATACACTGTTACCGGAAATGAACCTAATATAGTACGTACAGTTGAATTTAGTTCTATACTACCATCGGACTACGTGGAAGAAGGGGATGCATTTACTTTGCGAAATGGTGTTGTAAACAATGCATTTACAGAGCCATTTACAAACGGTGCTAATTATGAAATACTACCATTCTCTTACGATAATCACAATCCTTTTGTGTATACTGGAAGTATAACATCTCAACAAGAAATTACTTGTTATCAAATAGAATTATTAGATCTTATTTTACCTAACAAGATTTTAAATTGCGGTTTTGGAAGCAGAATTGCTTTCTATCCTTATATATACGTAGAAGTGACAAATATTTCAGGATCAAGTTCTGGAATGAAGAACTCTATTTATTCAAATAATCCAAATGCAACAAGCGCTGTGTTTAGAGTACCTATTTATGATGTACAAAATCCAATTGCTTCTGCATTTGTAAAACTTGATGGCGATGGAATGGTTCAAACTCTTAAATTTAAAACAAATGATAATATTTTCTTTTCAGTACGACTTCCAAATGGTGAACTTTTTAAGACACTTGAACAGGAGAGATATTCTCCTCAGCAACCTAATCCAGACATTCAAATAAGTGCTCTCTTTGGGTTTAAGAGACTTTAAATATATTATTTTCTGTATCTTATTAAAACAACACATTATATGTGTTATTTTATTGTGAATAAAATCTTACTTCAACTTTAGTCCATTCCGAAGTATTTGTTTTACAATCTTTTGTTAGATCTTCCCAAAATACAGGTATTTTAAAAATCAGACAATGGATTACGTATAATTATAGGTATAGAGTCTAATAATAATGATTCCTATACACGATAGCAATCGTAACCAGATATCATCTTATACTTTTTAAAATCAATTCTATTAATCACATTTTAAATTAATTTGTCATCAAAAAATTTGGGCAATGTGGAATAGTTAATACCAAAATTGGTATTAACTACTCAGAATAAGTATTGTCTACCGAATTAATTTTATACCTGAAATATACTGATTTTCTCGAGTAAAAGAAACACACAAAACACCAGAATCAAACCCTGGAAGTTGTTTTAGATCACGTGCAACCTTATATGTACCAAGATAATCGTGTTCTATTACATCACCTTTCAAACCATGTCCTAATGTACAGCATATGATAGGCTGCAATGGTTGTGAACGTACGCCAAGAATTTTATGGTGTCCATCAAGCAAAAAGTTAACTACTTGAATGTATATAGAACGATTGGATGAAATGTCTTTTGGATATACCCATTTATTCTCTTTTGAATCTAAACTCCTAATAGGATGTGTAGAAGTCAATGAAAATCCATCAATATCTACCATTTCAAATAGACCTGTCGAAAAAGTTACACATAGAACAGTTGCGAGTCGATTGTCTCCACAAGAAACAAGGTCTCCTTTTCTCACGTGTCCTACAAGCTTTACACTCCCATCTGCCATCAAAATAGATGAATAAGGATGGAAACAACTACCTGAATAGTATCTATTTTCATATGTTGCTGTATCAATAATCGGTGTTAGTGTTGTGTTAGATGTGTATGTATTAGTGCTGATGTTAGATATTTTCTTTGGTATAGGAGGCATCGCCAAAAAGATCTTTTCACAATGAGTCTGTAAATCTGTAAAAGTTTTAGATGCAAAGTGTTGTATAGCATTATCACGAAAATTATTAACAATTTCACGCTTTGTCGCGTGTAGATACGAACGAAGATAATGCAAACCCCATGCTGCACACCATTTTTCCTTTTCTACAGCTTTTCGTAGTTCACCGTCAACGTCTGCAAGGCACCCCTGAATGTAAGGATGTTCTGAACTATTCATTTCATTTCTCGTGCGAAAATTGGCAAATTGTATAGTGCAATACGGCAAAGAGACAGTAGGTGATGTAGTTTGAATTTTTTCAATATTATGCTCAATCGTTTCTGTAAGATCCAATTTTGCTAAACATTGCAATACTGTTTTCTTATCTTCAATCACATTTGTCAAATCCACTTGTGTCACTACATGAGTTAAACCATTAAAGAAAGATACTTCTAGTTTGTCTATGTCATGACAAATTGGATGAGTCCTATTTTGACCAACACAAATAGATCCAATATTAGTTCTTGATACACTACCATCTTTCATCGTAGTGATCACACAAATGTTGTTACCATATGTTGTTATATCTGTTGCTAAACGGTTAATCATAATTGTTCCTGCTGTAGAAGATTCTGGAATATGAGAAAACGAGCCGTTTAGTCGTTCAGCCATATCAAACAACTCTCTGCTATCAAGTCTGCGCCCAAATCCGACCGTATTCATTGTTATAGTCTTACAAAACTCAGAATTATCTCTAATAAAACGGTCAAGCTCATACATATTTCCACGAAGAGGTTTGTTGGCACTTTCATCCATCCCATCAGTAAAAACCATTATTGTTTGGTTACATGGTTTGTTTTCCTGAACGGAATCTTTGAGAATATTAAGACCCATTTCAATACCAGACCATATTCTGGTTCCTCCGCCAGGAGTAATTAGTGCTAATTTAGACAAAAGATCTTCCTTTTTAAAACCGGTCATTTTATTCATTGGAAAGTATAACTTTGCATTCTCGTTAAAACATACTATAGCTACACTATCTTTGGGTCCAAGACATCCAACCATGACTTTGATGCAATGTATTATCAACATCAGAATAGAAATTCCATCACGTTCACTTTCTGGTAAATCAGGAGTTGCGTCAGAACTCATCGATCCAGAATAGTCAATCACAATAACAGTTTTTTGTGGAAGACTTTCTTCGTCTTCAGGAGCTGAAATGCATAATACGTTGCGAGATGTAATATTCTTATCATTTACAAGTTTTAGACTAAGCATTTTTGTTATTTTATTATTTAAATTCTTTTAAAATCAATTTCAATTTTAGGATTAGGTTTTTATTCTTAATGGTGTGATAAAAATTGATTTTTTAAATAAATACTCTAGAAAAATAATCAGATGAAATGATATTCATAAACTCTGTAGTTCAAAGAGCTTTCTTGAATCTACTTTCCACAAGACGTGGAAAAAGATCAAAATATGGCGCTGTTACACACATTCAGATTAGGCATAGAGCAAATTTTGATAGGTGCATAATCATGATTGCTTCTCATCATCCGCATATTTGGTCTTACGGGACAGGAAATTTACTTGTTGCTCCAACAATTCCTACTCCAGAAATACTAACAAAAGCAGCAGAGCGTGCAAACGAATGGCGTTCAGAATCTCTAAAAGAACATGATATCGATGTGATACCAGACGAAGGATTTGGATATTTCATTCGATACACTCTTGAATGTCGCGAACGATTGTCTTTGTATAAGATGTTTAGAAATTTTGGGTATGAAGCTACGTTGAACTTATTTGAACAACAATACGGATGTACACCGGATATATGTAAATATATTGATTGTGTCGCACCTCAACTTTATGATTTGATTTCAAATATTAAGGTAGTTCGTCAGAGAGGTAAGTATAGATACGGTGATGATAAGTTTAATCAAGGAAATTTAACAAATGAACAATCAAATTACGAGATTATAAAAGAATGCAATCAAAGACCAAATATTAAAGCGTTGAGAAAATTTATGGTCGACATTATAGAACTAGAATCTGTAACAGAGACACTTTCTACACTTGTTATTCCTGAAAATTTATTATATGCGGATAAGGAGTCAGAATGTGTAGTGTGCCTACAAGAAAAAGATGTTCTCATGTGGCCTTGTCATACATCACATGTAACTTGTGCGGAGTGCACTATTGAATTAGTATCTAGACGCGTTTCTTGCCCAATATGTCGTATGGCTCTTGAGTTCAGATATGGTAAGTGGTACATGAGAAAACCAACTTCAGACTAATTGTGATATCTTCATATTATATAATATGAAGATGAATTTGAAATGAAATATTTTTAATGAATGAATTTATTCACAAAATCTTTGACTTGTAAAATCTGAACACCTAATTCCTTTGCTTTTGCCGCTTTTCCAGAAGGTTCTGAATCAATAGATGCTACTACTAATATAGAAGTCTGTTTAGAAACAGTAGTTGTTACCTTTCCACCTCTTGCGACAATATCTTCCTCTAGTTTTTTATCTCGAAAACCTGATAAAACAATCTTCATATTGTGTAGATTACCGCATAAACTTTGTGGTACACTCTTTTCATTAAAAGTTGCAAATTGTCTCATATCAATTATGAATTGTTTTGCTTCTGCAAGATTATCTACAACTTTTTTAGAAGTGATATGAGAAAATCCGTCAACTTTAATTATACGCTCAAGTATATCTTCATTTTTCATAGTTCCACACACATCTAATAGATCTGGAAAATCATTCATTAAAGTTGTTATCTTTTTAGTACCTATTCCAATACCAAATACACCTGATGCTCCTAATGCTAAAGGCAATGATAAATCTTTTAACCCATTATGTATGTTATCCCACGAACGTTCTGCCATTTTCTTTCCAAAACCAGGAACTTTCTCAAAATCATTTTTTGAAGCCATTATAATCTTTAACAGTGTATCATAACCAGATTCATACAATTTTTGAACATTCTTTTCTCCAACGTGTTTTATTCCAACCTCTGCAAAAAAACTTGCTATTCTTTTTACAACCATTTCATCTTCATATTCATTCGTTTGAATGTCGACACCTGTTTCATTCCATGTGTAAGGTATTGTTGGCATATCAGGTTCTTTTGCATTTTTAACGACTCTAACTATGTAAGGAATTACATCACCTGAACGTGTTATTTCAATTACAGCATTCACTCCAATAGATTTTTCTACTATAAATTTAGCGTTAAAACCAGTTGCCCATGATATTGTAACTCCTCCTAATTGAACAGGTTCAATTTCAACTCTAGGTTTTAATATTCCCCACTTGCTCACGTTCCATTCAACACCTAATACTTTTGCAGAGATCAAATTATCAGCTAATCGCATCTTAAAAGCAAATGCATATTGTGGGTTTCCACTAGTATTTCTTTCATAAGAAGAATTAGGCTGAACAATAATACCATCTATTTCATATGTTGATATTTCTTTTGACCGAACGACAGTCTCCATTAAACTATCAATGCTAAAACTAGTAACTATTTCTCTCCAAACGGTTGTAAAACCAAGTTTGTCAAGATATTCTAATTGTTCAGATGGTTTAATAGTCTTTCCGACTGTAATCAATTCATACGCTACAAATTCAATATATTGAATTCCTTCTTTTACTGTCTTTGACCCAATAAGTCCTGTTACCATATTTCGAGGATTTGCATATTCATTTTCGTACTTTTTCTTAAAAACTCGATTTTTCATGATTAATTCACCTCTCACGGCCAGATCAACCTTTATTTTTTTTGGAATATTTTTCAAGTATTTTATCAAATAAGAGATATCTGCTCCAACGATACCATCACCTCTAGTGTAAATTTTCAAATTACCATCTTTTGAGATCAGAAGACAAGAAATACCATCTAGTTTATCCTCAATAACATATTCAGGAGCTTTATTAGATGTTAACCATCTTGTAATAGCCTTATCATCTTCAGGTTTAAATTTATTCATACTTCCAAGCCATAAAGGTAATTCTACTCGATTTTCATGATCTCTAATTTTAGCACCTGTTGGAATTGTGTAATGAGGGTCGCGAATACCTAGTGTTTCTTTAATTTCATCATATCTCCAATCATTCAGCCCTGAAGATTTTCCTGTATTATAATACAAATCGTCTGCATGCATTTTCACTTCATGAAGAACCGAAACAGACTCTGATAAAAGATATTTACTAAAATCTTTATCAGATAAACTTGAAATTTTAGCAATCAACTCAGTCATTTTAATAT